TCACTTCTGAAACCAACTCCACATTTTCACAGCGTTTTCATACAGCGCTACAACGCCGATCATGATGGCGAGAATGCCGAGGATCACCCACCGCATAAAGCGGCCAATGGTGCGCATTGATCGAACCAGTTCCAGTCCGTCTTTCATCAGGTCAATATCTTCCTCCCGCAGTTGAGACAGAAATTCCCGCGTCTCGTCGGGAAGCTCGACCATGCGATTTACGGTAGGCGCCTCATTATCCATTGGTGTCACCTTCCACACCCCGCTGCTTTGAAATATGCATTATGCCCCGCGATGCCCTGCCCTGCAGGAACATCGTTCTGCGCCAGATAGACGGCGGTGGTTGGCTTAACGGGGATTGCCTTGAAGCCCGCGCAATTGCTCGCAGTCTGGCTGCAAGCCCCCAAGCTCAATGCAGAGCCGATAGCTATCCATACCGATAATCTTTTCATCGATGTTCGCCCTTTGTGAGATTGCCTTTGCAGTGGCCCTTGCGGCCTCTAGTGCTGCATCCTGCCGCCCGTCACGCTTGCCAAGCTGGTAAAGGCCGATTGCCGCCAAACACGCGCCTATGAGCGCCAGAACGCGCCAATGGGATGTGAAGAAGGCAAGAGCGCTCATCAGTGATGCTCCTGCACTTTATCCATCGGCTCCGGCTTCTCTGGTTTCGGCTCCCTGTTCGGAATAAGCCACACCAGAAATGTCGTGATCCCGCCGACGATGGCCGTAGCGGTCGCGTCATCGATCCCAAGATCAATCCCGAAGTACGAGCGCACCCATGCGACAAAGGCCACGATGAGCGCAGCCCACATTTTGTTGAGACGGGTCATGCCGTTCTCCTTTTGAAGATGGAAGAAATCGCCTTGATGAGAGCGGCCAGCCAGCCGGTGGGTGGCTGCGTTTCCGTTGCGGGTATACCGATTTCGGGCTTATCGGCAGGCGTCACGCCATAGCCTTCTGCCCGGAGTAGATCATCGTACTTTCGGGCATAGCCGGCGATCAGAGCATCTTTGTCCGTCCCGTTGACAATCCGGCGCGCGCTCACAAAGTTGGAATATTGAAGCGTGATGTAATCGCCCAGTTCTTTCCCGGTGAACCAGCCGTCTCGCATCCCGAGCACGATAATTTGAGCGGCAATGTCGGCTTCAAGCGCCAAGGAAGGATTGTTGACCAGATCAACTCCAAACTCGCGCCCTGCCCGTTCATAATTGGCCTTGTGGGTAAGCTGGACGTAGCCCCTGCCGAAATACCCACCCGACCAGTAGTCAGACTTCACCCATGGCAGCTTTCCAGCTTTCCACGCTTTGGTGAGGATTTCCTTTGCTTTCGCATCGGTTTTTGCCAGTGTCTCGCGCACTGGTTTCATCGTGTGCGCCGTTTCGTGATATGCGGTCGCCAGCACGTAAGCTAACTGATTGCGCAACAGGCCGTGCTTTCGGCCCACCTCAATCAAGAGGCGGGTATCGCCAAGATGCATATTCATGTTGGATTTTCCTGATTTTGTGTCAGAATGATGAGGCGTCTAGCGATCAATGATCAGCGGACGCAGCCCCAGTTTACCCCCCCGGTGCCGGGGCTTTTCTTGAGCAACAAAAAGCCGCCTCAAGGGCGGTGCATGTAGTCTGATTGTGGGCTTTTTATAATGTTGATGCAGCAAGCCACATTGCGTCAATCTGTTCGACAGTAAGGCCGAGCGAACCGCCAACCTGTTCGATAAGTGGGTGGTTGCGATCAAACGTAGAAGCGTACTCCCATTCAATCCGCGCAACGTCGCGTTCTTGCTGACTTTCAATCGCATCTATTGTTGCTTCGACCTGCGATAGCAAAATGCCGTTTGAGACAAGCCCGAGACGCAGTTGCCGGGCGGTAAGCGGCTTTATTTCTTCGACTACAGGGGCCTCAACAATCGCCGAACCGTCCCAAATCTTTCCGAGTACAGTATCTTCATTTAACCCGAAATCGGTATCAATCCCTACCATTTCCAGATCGTGAATTTGCAACATGCTTGCATCATCAGTTATAGACACAACATTGCCTTCATCATCGACCGCTATATAAAAATTACTCGGGCTGTCTTTGGTCAGGTCGAGCCAATTCACTCCATCCTTGTCATAATACATCCAGACTTCTATTGGAGAACCGTCCGGCAACTCTAAGGTTGTGCGCTCTCTTGTCATTTTTCCATAATTTTTCATTGAACGCACCTTAGATATTTACCCACGAACCGCCGATGGATATTTGGACGGGCCTATATCTTCCTTGGAAATCACCGCCCGCGAATATCCTAATCCCAAACAGCACGCAGCCTTCTGGAGCGTCTGCATTACTCCCCGGTGATGCAGTCGGCGTAATAGCAGCCGACCCCAGTCTCACATTAGCAACGCGATTAGCTGCAACCGCATCAACGTCCGCCTTACGAGCGGCATGATTGCTCTCGGTCGGCGTTGCCCCGATACGAAAGTGATTTACAGCTAACGTAGTTGCCCCAGAAGCTTCTTGGGTGAGTGTAAAAGTATTGGTAGACGGATTAAACCACAGGCGACCGTAGCCAGCCCCATACGAGTTTAAATTAAACGACCCGATCTCAAGATATCCGCCACCTTCAATATGCTTTAATCTGCCATCTAAAACGCCAGTTACTGTAACCGATCCGCTTACAGTGCCTCCGCTAGTGCTGAAAGCACCGATATTCGCACGAGCTTGTTGTTGTTGAGCGTTGGTTAGCGTCTGCGGCTCATAAGTTAACACGGCTTTCACGCGTTTTATTAAGTCAGATCTCCACGTGGCTGAGAACGGAGACAAAGTCATGCCGAAGCTTCCAGTTGGTCAATACGGTCGGAGAGAGCTTGTATTGCTGCGACAAGCACAGGTGTGGGACGCCCATAATCAACCCCCTGGAATGTTTCACCGTCTTTCTCGCCGGTCACAGCATCAGGGAACACGGCTTGTAGCTCATGGGCTATGAAGCCGATTGTTTGAGGATAATCGGGATTGTCTTTCCAGTTAAAGGAAACGGGACGCATATTCAGAACAGTTTGTAATGCACCTTCTCGGTCTAGCTCTGTCACATTGGTTTTGAGGCGGTAATCAGAAGTTGTATTGAAAGCAGTTCCGGAGGTATTCACTTGAATACTCCCACGCTCTGCCGCGCCATCCATAAAGTTTGCAGCGCGATAAGGAGTGGCGGCTCTCGTCTGAAACCGAGGCGTGGGGCCAGACCAACTGTCGCCTATTATTTGGTTGTTGAGGCCTAGCTCCATCCGTCCCGACACCGCTGAATTGATATTGTTCTGAATAGTGGCGGTGGACCATCCTCCGACAGTATTAGCGTTCCCCGCACTGGTCGCATAGTTCGCGCTTGATGCTGAGCCAACACTGAGATTGCTCGGGGCGACAAGTTCGGCTTCTGACTGGTTACCGCCAAAATGAGCAACAATATGAGACGGTTGACCACTACCAAATGACCAATTGAAGTTTAAATTTCCTCCCCCTACCCTGCGGGGGTAAGCTCGGCCATTCATGCTACCTGCGACGGCATTTGAGATTTGAGAGTTCGTTTCGGTCCTAGTGTAAACCAATGATCGAACATAATAGATCGTATCGAAATAGCCCTTGAGCCAAGCTTTGATGTTGGACCAAAGGACGCGTTTAGATTTGCCGCTATCCGCACTATCGGTGATGACGGCGGTATCTGCATCCACAACCGTCGACTTTGCAGGCGCGTTGTTAATCGCCGTTAGAACAACGGCCTTCATCTGCTCGTAGTTTGTCGGATTAACGAGTATCCACGCGCCAGCCCCTGCATTCGCATTTGCATCATAATGGGCGAGATAAACGCCTTGAGCGACTATATCACCAGCCTCAAGGGCGCGTGCTGAGGCGTCACCCACAAACACCTTACGCAATGGCTTTGAACCACCGCCGTTTAGCGCCAGTGTGGTTGTGCCTGTATTAGTAACGGCAGCACGAAATGCAACTGTCATACCACCTACAGGAACGGTCATAGACGTATTGGTGGTCGGAAGTGATATTGCTGTAGCCGAACCGCCAGCAGTCAAAACTCCCTGATCTTTAATCCACTCAGCAATGCGAGCCATCATTTGACGCGCAGAGTTGTTCACCGTGTCCGGGAACTGCCCCTCTTTCCAGTTGATATCAGCGTCAGCGGTATCGTTATTGGCAGCGATTACGCTCCAATCAAAAATCGTAGCCATGTTTTATGACCTCATACCATGCGGGTTTTGAGAAATTGGGAAATGTAATCAGTCAGTGCAGGCATGGATTGCGGGGCCTGCATGGGCTGCATCATCTGCGGCTGCTGCTGTTCGGGCATCATCTGGCCCATTGCCGCGAAGATCGGATTTGCCTGCGCTGCATCGACGCCGAGGGCAGACAGAAGGCCGGAAGGTGGTTCGGGCTGCGATTGAATGGGCTGTGCCGGGTGCGAAGCCACGTTAATCGGCGGGTCTAGTGGCGGCGCTGGCGTTCCGGGCGCTTGCGGCGGTGATGACGGCTGAGCCGCGATTTGGGAACCTATTGACCCCTTATTTATCCATTTGTTGGCGAACTCACCTGCCGTCATATCCATATCCCCGCCATTCAGGCGGACAGCATCAGCGCCAACAATATCGACAGCCCGTGCTCCGGGGTTCCCCAGCAGCTTTGCCGCGCCTCCTGCCCCTTGCTGATGGGCAAGATAAAGCTCGCCTGCCGAGGGATCGCGGCCTAGCGTTCTAGACAAAATCGATGCGTTATCTCGCGCAAGTCTCGCGGCTGCGTCCGATGCTTGAGCCGGATCAAACCTGTTCTCAAGGCCGTACTGCTTCGCCGTCCCGTCGATGAATTGAAACAGCCCGCCAGCGGATGATTTGGGATTTTTAGCGTTTGGGTTCCCGCCGCTCTCGATTTGCGCAATTCGCATGAGCGCAGCAGGATCAACGCCATATCTGGATGCTGCCTGCATGATTGCCTGCTGCACGTTCGGCTGAAACGCCATTGGCATTCTCCAATAGAAAAAGCCGCCCGAAGGCGGCTTGCTGTCAACGGTTCATCGTCGTATGTTGTTGTCGGCGGTTAAACTTGGGGTCTTTTATGAGAAGCATAGTATTGGTGGCTGTGTGTGCCACAGCGCTTTCAGGCTGCGTTCAAACGCAAGAAATGGCATTAGCCAAGAATGTTTATCAGCTAGAGGTCAGTGGCAGCGGCCTTATTGCCGCCTCGCAAGTTCCGGGCAGTATTCAAAAGAGGGCGGCGGAACTCACGATTTCCAAAGGATATAGTCACTTCCTTATGGGGAATGCCAATTTGCGATCCGGTTCTGAGTTCGCCGGATATATGCCAGGCCAATCCAATACGACCATCAACACGTTTGGAAACTCCGCATACGCAAATACAACCTATTCGCCCGGCTTTGCAATGCGCCGAAGAACGGCCAATGCATCGGTAACGGTTGTGATGTTCAATGCGAAATCAGCGCCATCCAATGCCCTTGACGCAGCGCAGGTGTTAGCATCGTTGAAGAAGAAGTAATGACCCTGATCCACAACGAGAAAACAAAGCTGCTGGCGAATGCGCTGGATAGGGCGTCAACAGCGTGCTTCACGGTTGGCATTGCAACTCCTATCGCCGGGTATCTATATAATGTCGGCAATCTTGGAGCGTCTCTTAGCTCGCTTCGTCTGGCCTTCGGTCTGGTTGGTTGGCTTTTAGCTGCTATTGCATTACACTTGCTCTCAAGACGCGTCCTGAAAGGGCTACGATAATGAATGGATCATGGACACTGGCTTTTGTAATTGCCCCGGCTGCGGTAGTGGCCTTGGCCTATGCCGCTGTGCGCTGGCATGAATACAAAGAGCGCCCCAACAGCCACAAGCCGCGACATTCTCATTGATGAACCAGATGAGTAAGCAAGCGCAGCTTTTCGGGACAGTCGTGGCGATTATATTCACCATCGCGCTTGTGAAGGCGCTTGTATGGATACGCGACACATACCCTCACCACATCCTATTCATCATAGGCGCGATAGCTATTCCTTTATGCGTTGGGATAGGGTTCCTGCTGGATAAGAAGTCTGCGGGCCGGAAAGAGCGCGAATAATACCATCCCGCATGATTGACGTCGCTGCATCCGTCTGACCGATCTTCCCTATAGCGTCATAGACACCCTGCCCCGCACCGCCTTGCTGCGTAAGCAGGCGGGCGATTTCTGCAAAGAGGCCGTCCTCTCTCGCTGCCTGACGCGCTGGCGTTTCCCCGGTGAGTATCTGCATGATGCCCTTAGTCGCATTCACAGGCTCCCCGCGCATGACTGTTCTGACAGGACCGTCCGCCCCGGCCATATCTTTCACGCGCTTACTTATTGCTTGACGACCGTAAGTCCTTGAGTTGGTCGTAACGCCCGCCCTTAATTCGAATGACTGCGCGACCCTATCAAGTTCATCGAACAGCTTTCTCGACGCTTGCTCACCTAAAACCAGTGACGTCTTTTCACGATTGGCCGCGCTGGATAGCTGTTTCAGGGTGTTGAGCGCTGCTCGTGCATCGACATTAGGATCGGTGGCCGTCCTCTGGACGTTTGCCATCACCTCGTCAATCTGCGAGCGGATGCCTTGCGCAACGGCATGTTTTTCTGGCCCTGTCATGCCCCGAACAGCTATAGCCGCCTCATCGCGAGCCATACCACGAGACAGTAGTTTTGAACCGAGTTCAACGGCCTTAGACCGGCGAATAGGATCGGCAGCGGTTTCCAACGCTTGTCCATACTCAGGAACTAGAGATTTAAGATTGTCCCGGATTTCGCGAGAAAGGTTCTGGTATGCACGGCCAAGGGCGTTCTGCCCACCCATTGCGCCTGCACCTTCGCCAGCTTCCGCAAGATCATTCAGTGCACGAGTGATATAATCAAGCTGGCGCACGTCTGGCAGGCGCTCAAAAAGAACAGCGCCATCATCAGAGATATTCGCGAGTATTTGCTGTGACTGATTGCCCTCGGCCCGCATAAGCTGGTTTGCGCGATTGATTGCAGAGCTAGGAACACGGCCTTTTACCAGAGCTTCAATCTGCATAGCCTGCGGATGTGCATAGTCGATAGGCTGCGAATACGCACGATTATACGCAGACTGCCTCGCAGAACTTGAGCCAGTGCGGATGCCTTCTCGTGTTGCAGTGACGCCTTGCGGAGCGCCCAGAGCATCATCAAGAGCGGCAGAAAGCGCCGCGCTATCTCGACCGACACGGGCATCTATGGCTTCTCGAGCAATTTTCGATCCCGGCCCCCCTCGCTGAATCGTCGTATCAAGCACACCCTGCGCAGTTGGGCCAGCGTCAACAAGCATAGCTTCTCGGCCAGCCCGAGACATTGAAGCCTGCCCCTGCGGGCCAAGCGCGCCGTCTGCATCCAAGATGCTGCCAAGCATCCGCGCTGCTTCAGGAGTAATACCGGCGCTTTTAGCGATAGGGGCAGCATTCCGAGAATTGCGGAAAGCCTCATAGGCCTTCCCCACGCCCGATGCGACTAGCGGAAATGCCCCGCCTGCAATACCACCAATAGTTCCGCCCGTAAGCGCACCCATGCCACGGCTACCGTCATCGGCAGCGCCTGCGCCGTAAAGGCTACCAAGGGCCGCCCCCTCTGCGCTGCCCGCTGCTGCGCGGACGCCCAGACCAGCCCCCGCCGCCCGAGCTGACAGACCAGCTTTACCAATCGGCCCGCCTGCCGCCAAAGCCCCACCGACACTACCTACCATGCTGGCGACAGGGTTACTTTCTCTAAGTGCGCTCTGACGGTTGCGAATGGCTTGTGTATCCATGCCCAAGAGACCGGATATTTCATCACCCCAACCGAATGTAAGCGCGTCCCCAACTGCGGATGTTGAAGCGCTAAGTGATCGTGCGATGGGGCCGAGTGGATTGTATTTTCCCGCGTACATTCCAGATGAATAAAAGTCATCAAGCATCCTGCCTGTTTCAGGCTGCTGCGGTTTCGCGGCATCCGGAAATTTCGACGCAATCATATCCCTGATCTGCTCACGGGGCATATCGTCAGGAAACCGCACTTGCGTGCCGTCCGGCATCTTAACTATGGGCATATGGACACCTTATCGGAATCAAAGCATGATCAGAAAAATGGGAGGGGAGTAAATGCCGAAACTTTATACGGACGGTTCAAACAGGGTTACGGAAGTAACTGTTCTATCCTCACAGGCTGCGGCACACCCCATTCACGGGGTAGGAATTTCTTTGACGACAAAGGAAGCGGGAACCATCGTTCTCCGTGTTGATCAACAAAATATTGACGCCCTGAGACGGGATCTACTGGAAGCCGAGACATTCCTTCGCAGACCTTCTGGAACGGCGTAAGTTTTTTCATCATAGCCTCACTGGTTAAAGAAATCGGAGAAGTCGACAACGCCGCCAGCATTGTTCCCAGATAAAGCATTTTCATCGAATAATGGATTAGCCTCTGCCCACTCGCGAACCCGACGATTGAAGCCGGGATCAAGTTGGCCATGCTCCTCAATGTACTCATCAGCGAGCCGTGCAATATCAATCTTACGAGCTTCCATCGCACGGAAAGCAGCAAGCATTTTCCGGTTGCCTTCTGTAGAGCGGTCAATGCCGATCTGGCTGTCTTTCAGGAACTTAATATCGCGATCAGACAATGCGCCTGGCATCCCCATCCCACCATCAGGCGAACGCATGGTAAGAGCCATACGGTTCTGAACAGCGCGGATAAGTTCGCCACCTGCGAGCTTTTCGGGATCTGTATCAACACCCATAGCTGAGCCTAGCTGGCGCAACGTCAATTCGGCTTCTGCTCCCATGCCAGTGCGTACACCACTGTTGAGTGCTTGCTCAGCAAGGTCATACATACCCATCATCTGTTGCGCGTTGGATGCACCAGCCGAAATGTCATCATAGCGCTTAGCAAAGAGTTTGGCGCTTTCCGTACTCCACGCCTTTTCTCCGGCACCAACGCTCACATTCACGCCGCTCTTTGTCCCTTCAAGCACTGCCTGCTGATATTCAGGCGTTCCCGGCTGTAAGCCTGCTGCAGAAAGGTTTTGCATGAGAGTAGTTTGCTCGTTCTTTGAGCCGCCCAAATCCTGCATACTCTGCGGGTTGTTTTTGTCGATCAGAACCTTTTTCGGCCTGCCCTGCTCGTCGTAAATCTCGGTAATCTGCCAATCAGGCTTACCGGCCTTGGCGCGCTCTCCGAACCATGAGCGCATGAGTTCAGGGTCCGAGACGATGACCGCTGCTTCTTCTGGATCAACACCTTGAGATATGAGGTGTTGGACAGTGCGGTTCTGCTGCGCCTGCCCTGCGGCCAGTTTTTGGCGATTTTGGTTTATAGCCATCATTGCCATGCCCATCTGCTGATTGCGCGGATCGATCATGGCTATTGCAGGGGCAAGATTACGCAGGGTATCGCGCATTCCTCCACTAAACAGGCCCCCAGATTGCTGCTGCGGCATCTGCTGCGCCTGCTGTGGCGCTTGCGGCATAGGTGTGCCCTGATAGCTCTCCGGCTGTGCATTCGGCTGCATCTGTGGTGGAGTGGCCTGTCCGCCAAACATGCCAGCCAATACATCGAGAAGACCTGCCATGATGTTCTACCCCTTATAGGATGCTCAGAAGGCCAGCCAGACCGCCAAGAATATTTGCCGGCTGCTGGCTCGTCTGCGTTTGCGTTCCATAATTGCCAGCCGAGCCTTGTGCAGCAGATAGCAGACCACCAAGGCGCGCCCAATCCTCGTTATCGCTTCGCGTCCACTGGTTGATGAGGTCTGTAAGGCCCTGCTGGGTGCGCTGATCAATCGCACCGCCGATCTGCATCTGGCGGTCAGCGTCAAACATCTTGTTGCCCTGAATGGTCGGCAGTTGAGAAATCATGTTGAGCATATTGGACATGCCCTGATTTTCGATATTGGCTGCGCCGACTTGAGAATTGTAATTATTGCCGAAAGCGGACTGCCCAAGTGAACCTAGTGCATTTGCGGCTGATGTACCAAGGCCAGCGCGCGCCTGCTCCGCGCCTTCAAGCGCATTCGCGGCGGCAAGCTGGTTCTGTCGCTCTGTCGCGTAATCCTGATAGCGGAGATTATTGCTGGCATTGGCAATGCTGTCAGACAAAACACCCTGATTTGCGCCTGAACCATAGCGCCCACCTGCTGCAAACATATTGTTCGTTTGCGTGGCTATGTCGTCGGCACCCTTAGAGATGATGCTATCGAGATAGGGATTGCTGCCGCCCAGATAATCGCCGCGCGCGGTCGATGTCAGATATTCATTCGCCGCGCCACCCTGCCCGATAGAGCCAGCAGTGTCGCCAAGGAACGATGCTGCTTGATCCATCCAAGGGTTAGTCCCGTCAGACTGTTGCAGGTTTTTAATCGCATCCTGCGAAGCTTGCCCAAGCCCACCTGATCCAATGGTTTGAACAGCGGCATTCATCGGCAAGGTCTGCAATGCCGTGTTCATATTATTGTAATCGCTCGTTCCCGTCTTTGCCCATTGAGGTAGCGATCCCTGAACCGGGCTGGATGAGGTTTTATTCGTGGAGCTGTTGCTATTTCCCATAATCCCGCCCCTTACCGGCTACCGCGATTTTCAAGCATTTTGTTGCGGAAATTTCGACGTTCCTGCATCGCGGCATCATCGTCGCTCAGGTATTCCCCGGTGCGTTTGTCGAATGGGCGTTGGATGTAATATCCCTCACGACCGGGTCCCATAGCATCGATCCAGATCAGATCACCGCCCCGGTTTGCTGGCGCTTGCGGCTGCTGTCGTCCAGCCATGGCCTGCTGCATAATCGCCATAACGTCCGGAATGCCAGCATTGATGCTCTCGTTAGAGATCGGCGCTCCAGTGAAGCCTGTCGCTGCTAACGCGCTATTCATCCCTGAAAGGGTTGGCGCGCTCAACGCTGCCTGAGTTGGGCCGGTGTAGGTGTTGTATCCAGTCTTGGTGTCGTAAAGCCTCTGGGCTTCGCTGGCACCTTGCTTAAACAGCGGAGCGGCCCATGCAGGCGGTTTGTTTTCCTGAGTGGTTTTGGTGCTTTTGCTGCCCATCTTCACAGACCTTTCGAATAAATTCTTGCTTCGGGCTGATAGCCGTATCGCGGTAGCAGGCGCATCCAGCCGTCGCGGCCAATCAAACGCGCTTTCGTCGCTCCATGCTTACGCTTGGCCCACGATTCTATTTCCTTGAGGCAGGGCATCGCTTCTCGCAGCCGTGAGCCACCAACCTCCGCCAGAACGAGCGTCTTTGCCCCGGTGGCATCGTCCGCCGTGATTTCCGTTATGGGAGTGAGAATGACTCGCCCGACCTCATCTTGAATGATCCAGAGTTGGCGTCTGCCTGATGCACATTGCGCGATAATGTTTGAAACCGTCTCATCCGGGAACCGCGCGACATACTTTTCCAAGCAGGAGATAATATCCGGCCAGAGCGGTGACATTTCATCGGCGCTCATGTCAGAAGTCAGTCTCAGCTTCATCATATAAACCGTCCTGGCACTTCTGCGATGGTCAGGATGACATCGATGGCGTTTGCTGAACCTGCCTGAACACGGATTTCATCGCCATCAATCGGCGCAAAGGCATCTAACGGGAATGTGATTGCACCATTGGCCGGGATTGGGTGCTGATAAATCAGCCTGTATTGGTCGCTGTCCTGAATGGAATACCAACTGATAGTCACCGGCACGTCATTGCTGGTAAGGTTAGCGCAACGAATATCGATGACATGCGGATAGCCGGTGGCCGAATAAATCGTCGTATTGGCGGTTGTGGTGATATGCGCACCAATGGCGCGGCAGTTCTCGCGAGAGAAGTTAGCCATTACTGCTGCCCCTCCGCCTTGCCCACGGGGTCTACACCATGACAGTGTGACCAGTCCTGATCGGCGGGTATGTCGATTTCAAATGCATGAAAGCGGCCGCTGGCGCGCGCCGGGATAAGTCCTGTTCGGTTCGTCGGATAAACAGGCTTCCAGTTCGTTGCCCCGCCCGCACGATCGAGAGCGCCGACACGGCCATTGATCTTTGGCGCGTCGCATAACGGACGCCAGCCTGAAACGAAGGTTCTCCGTCCCTTGGAAAGCTCCACCGCGCCTGTTGCAAGCGTGGCTCCCAACGGCTTACCGCTGAAAAAGCCCATCCTGTATTGCGTATCAAATGCGGCCAGAGATGGCGCGCCTGCTGCCCATGCGCGGCTGTCGAGCGAGAACGGGAGATCATCCAGCGTGTAGCCCAATGCTGTGAGGCTATCGAGCGTGTAGCCCGGTGTTGTCGCCCGGACCAAACCGGTCATGATTGTACCGGGTTTCAACAACGACCATTTGTCGATCCCGTAATGATAGCAGAGCACCTTGTCATACGAATACTCTATCGGATTGCCCTTCGAGCGATACGCCCAATAGACAATCTTGCGAACAGGATCAGCGCTGCCAAACACCTGATAGAGTTCTGAAAGAGCTATATCATCCAGAAAAGTCTCGTCGACACGCTCCACACCAATCGGCGTTGGCGGCGTCCCGTACCGATAGAAGCCATCAAGTGCGAGATAGAAAATCCCGTTGCCTGTCGAAACAATCGACTGTGGAGCTACCGCGCCGTGCGCATCAACCGTCTTGTTGAACGTTGCAACGAGGGGGGATGTGAGCGCCAAAGTCATTTCACGGATGCATTTTTCCTGAAAGATGACCGCACCGCGTTCAAACCCGCATGATCCCATAATCTCGCCACCGTCCGGGAACATCTGGAAGTCAGATGACCTTTGGCGCGGGGTCCAGAATTGAGGCTGGTTAAGCCCCGACCATTGGACAGACTGCTCGCTCGTAGAGAGGTTCATCGCCACCACGAAATCACCGACAACACTGACATGATTTGCAATCGGGGCATCGGCGCTCAGGTCTGCAAAAGTGCCAATCACGCCGGAAATATCGATGTACTGGATTGGATCAATGCCGTTAGAGGCAAGAACCCACGAGCCATAATCAGTAAAGCTCCAGCGGGACGTTGCAGGTGTGGAATATCCGCCAGTCTTCGAGAGATTATCCCACGCCAGTGTACTAGAGTTGAGAACGTAAATCGCGTCCCCGGTGCCCACAAATTGGAGGTACTGACCGTTACTGACATACGCCAGATGCGATCCCTGCGGTCTATCACTTGTTGCAGCAGACAAAGGGACAAATGCTGGGAATGGTCCCCATGAGTTAACATGCGGAAGCACATTCACAAGATTTCTTGATGCAGTGGGATCAAACTTCGACCGGTCGGGCGCATATTCGGCAATTGGGATCATGGCGTTGGTCCTGAGATGCGCATCGCCGCGCCGCGATACATCGAAACCTCGCTGGCATCTTTGAGCGCTTCAATTTGGCTGGTAAACATTGAAGTCATGCCGACTGTGCGCTCAGCATCGCTGATAAAAATGCCAGCGTGCATGCAGGAGCCGTAGAGGTAAATATTGGGGTAGCTGCTCAGCAACCAGTTTGTTGGATTGCTCTCTGTGAGCGCCGGGATCTTCGCAAAATATGAAAAGCGGACCTCGCCGGTGGAACGCGGCCAAACTGTGATTTTGTTGCCATCAATAGTGAAATGCTGCGCTACACCTGCACTGGCGGAAAATTGCGTTTCATAGGGTGGAACGATCAGTTCCAGCTCACACCGAGGATTGGCGGACGAAACCGCTTGCCGCACTGCAAGATAGTCAGACGGAAGATCGGCTTGTCCATTGGCATCGAGCGTCAGGGTGACTGTTGTCAATTGATCTCGCGTGCGCAGATGCTTATTCATGTCTCCTTCGGCCAATGCGATGAAATCACCGCACATCGACGCTAAATCGACTCTGTCCAGCATCCAGCTTTGAATTGATGCGATCAGGTCACCATAGGAAGATAGAGCCATTAGACGCGTCCTTCCTTAGTTCGCCATGCGCGGTTATCACTGTCGTTAAGCCAGCTCGATATGAATTTCTTATCGCCCTGTCGTTCCGCTTCGGCGAGCTGCTCGTGATAGATATTGAGTGGTACGGACGCGATACGATGCCAGTCGCCAGTCCAAGCTTTACCGGCTTCGTTTCGCGCTTTTTCGTTTTCTGCCACTGTCGCGGTGATAGGGTAATCGGTGCGGATCACGGTCTTTTCACCATCAAACATATGCCAGACGGTGCGACCGGTGTGGGCGTCCCACTCAAGCAGGGTCCAGTCGCCGTCCTTAATCATTTGCCAGCCTTTGGAGCACGGCGCAGAGCACCTGTTTCAATACCTTCAAGTGCTGCTTCGACAGGAACTTCTATGCATGTTCCAGCTTCGCAGCGATTGCCGTCTGCGTCCCAAAAATCGCGGACGATTTCCACTTCAATGGTCTGAGCTTTCGGCTGTACTTTTGGATCAGACATTCGGTTTCTCCGTGTTCATAAGAAAAAGGACCAGCACAACGCCAGTCCTTGAGTTTCAGTGTGATGCACCGCTTAGGTCGCGGCGGTAAGTCCGAACAGATCAGCTACAACGCCAATGCCTTTTTCGTTCTTCACCTTGAGGCAACCCTCGCCAAGCAAGACAAATTTCTCAGCATCGCCAGTTTTAGCGACCTTTTTGTCTTCATGGATCTTACGAAGCCACTGCCAAGACAGCATTTCGCGATCAATGGCGAAGGCATTACGTGCAACAGCTGCACTGGTCGCCTGGACGCGGTTCGGAACCACGTTGATCTTGCCGAATGGGCCTTCGTAGATGTCAGCGTTCGAAATAATCGAATTGCTGTTGCCATTGCTCACTGAATGGCGGAACGAAGCGACATTGCTGTCCGACATAAACGTGACGAACACACTTTTGACATAAGGCGAAACAACGAGATCGGAGAAGTTGGCACCGCTGTTGTAGCCCTGCTGCATGACATCATCGAGCAATACCTTGGTGAATGCACGCTGATCGCCATTAGTGGCTGCGACGGTCAAACCGGTAGCCTGACTATAGCCACCATTGGTACCAGTCGCGCCACGGGAAACGTTGGTCGTTACCCACGAAGGCAGGCCACCTGAAACACGGGAAGTGCCGCCGACCGAAGCAACGTTAGAGACTAAGGAGAATTCAACATCCTTCTTGAGTTCCTTGCCGCGCATCAGTTTTTGGTATTTGACCTGTTCAGCCTTACCAGCGTTGTCAACGCTATCCTGTGTGCCGGATACAATACCGGTCTTGCGCATGATCTGGGTGTAGTTCCCCATACGCACGGCAGGCGTCGACGCTGCGAACGTGTATTCATCGCCTTCTGGCACAACGTTTGCAGCGGGCGCATTCAGGTCAATGGTTTCCCATTCAGGGTGAACGCCATTGGCTCCTTCCGTGCCGATTGCTGAATAGATTGGCGTGTCTTCTGGGGTCAGTCGCGACACCACATCGTGGAGCTGTTCGCGATTACCCTTAGCGGAAGTGGTAACGAAGGTATTTGCTAATGCGGCCATCATGGCCTCCTATGAATGAAGTTGGCTATTCGAAATCGATCTGCATTGCATCGTTGATCGATCCGGTTTTGCTCAGCTTCTCCATTCGAGCGCGATTTGCCCTTGCTACTGCTTCGGTTGGGCTTTGGCGCTGACCTGGCACTTGTACCGGGGGCGCATTTCTAGCCTTGTCGAGTGCTTTCGGCTTTTGCGACATAAGCTTTTGATAAGCCATGGCGTCACGAGCCATCAGGAACAGCCTATGGTCCATCACATTACCGATCTCGTCGGGCTTGATGCCATAGCTCTGAACGCTTCTGGACAAATCTGCTTGGAACGATTGAAGTTTTGCGGGGTCTTTAAGTTCTGGCATTGCATCCATGAGAGCTTTCGCCTCATTCAGTGCCATATCCTTGTGCGCCTGCTGTCGTTGCTGGCTTGTCTCGGACAAGTGCTGCTGCTTGGCAGATAAGAGCTGCTGCAACTGCTCTGTACGGGCCTCGTAATCCGCTTTCTGCTGCATAAAAGTGATAGGGTCACTATATGCAAGCGCGGGATCCGGGGCTTGAGGCAAATGAGCCTTGGCAACGTCAATCGCAAAATCGATGTTCTGCTGGAAAAACTGTGCTTGTTGATTGGTGCTCTGCTGACGCGCTTCCAGTTCCTTACGGGTTTCTGCAAGTTCCATCGTCTTTCGAGTGTAATCGGACTGCCGAAGGTTGCCCTTCCGCCATTCTTCGATCTCACTAAGGGTGGCCTCTGTGCCGTCTGCGAGACGGTATTTCGGTTCCTCGGCCTGATCGTCTTCTGACGTTTCATCGTCCGATTGATGCGCTTCGTCCGTAGACGCTGCGGCTTCATCCGATTGCTGCTCGTCTTCTTCATCTTCAAGATGTGCGGCAGCTTCGGCAATCGATCCAAAGACGTCATCCGTGGCTTCTTGGAAGCTGGTCACGTCATTGGCTTCATTCGGGGAGGTATCGGACACGGTTCCGGTCTGTTCCGGATTGTCGGTCATAGTCATGATATAGGCTCCATCGGGCGGATAAACCGCACTGGGTCATGGCGCATCACTGCGCGGGTTTTCAGCGGTCAAACGACCTGCTGAACCTTGGTTGTCACGATCTGGGCTTTTTGCTCAATCGTGGTCCAAAGGTCTCTAATGATCTGCATCCGGTGGATCAGAGCGTCTTTTTCCTGCTCGGACGCCTCGCCTAACTTCAGCGTGATCAATTCCTCGAATGTGTCTTTCTCAACTTCGGCAAAGACAGCTTTAAGCGTTGGGTTTTCCAGAAGCTGGCGAAACTCGGCCGCACGGCGCTCATCATTCATGATTACACCCCTGCCGGTGGCTCGATATTCGTGTCGGGAACTGGAGCACTCACTTGCATTGCCGCTTTGAGCTGATTGGCTTGAGCTGTTAGTTCTGCCTCAAGCAACATTTCCTCTCGTCGTAATTGGGCGCTCACTTCTGCCTTCTCACGATCCAGCTGTAGCTGTGCCGCAGCCTTTTCACGCATCAGGCTCATTTCTAGCTCGCCTCGCTCACGCGCCGCTTGCAATTCCAGTTGCATCCTTTCGCGTTGGGCCTGTATGCCAGCGGCGGCTTTTTGCTGCTCTAGCTCTGCATGAGCCTGCGCCTTCATTTGCTCAAGCTGGATTTGCGCTTGTGCCTTCTGCACTTCGGGGTCAGGCTTCTGCTCTTGCCCCTGCTGCATCGCTTGAAGCTTATCCTGCGTGAGTTCGGTAAAGAAGCTATCTGGATTGCGAATGCCAGCCGTCTCGACAATCTTACGCAACGTGTTAGCGTATTGCTCTAAAGTCACGATGCCATTGCCGGGGCCGCCCTGAGCTATAATTAGCTCTTGCTTAGCAGCGATCTGTTGAAGAATAGCCAAGTCGCGGTCACGTGAGCCGGAGCCAAGCCCGACACTGACAGTCACGTCCATATTCGCATTCCACGAACGCGGGTCCATCTCCACCCACTGATCACGCAAACGAATAGTGCGCGGCCTGTCCTGATGCCGTACAATCAGCTTAAGCAAGCAGCGGAATAAGCGCTTTAGGCCAGTTTCGGCGATATTACGGGCATAGAGTTCGATCTTCGCATAGGCTGCGCTCTGCGCCATCATTTGACCAGCTGCGGTCTGATTTTGCAGCGCGTCCGGATCAAGTGCCATCGACTGACGTGAAACGCCGGTGCGCTTCTCGCTCAGCTCGTCCATATAGCCAAGCATGGGATAGGACTTGTCAGCCACAAACGGAACGGCCAAATCCTGCACGGCGTCCATCGTCTTCATCAAGATCATGCCGCCAAAACTTGGGTTCACAACCTCGTCAAGATTTTCAATCTGATTTTTGATAACTTTTCGCTGCGGTCTGTTGGCGAGATAAAGATTGTCCAGTGTCTGACGCAGTAAAACGGTCTTAACTCTCTGAACGTCTTCTAGCTCGTCGAACAGTGATCGTCCGTTCCAGCGATGCGGCTCAGGAATGGGCACAGCATCCGAAAATGGCACATCGTCCGACCATTCGTCGTTTGCCAGAATTACCCCGCCATCGCCAGAGCCGGCCATAACGACCTTGCGCCATTCAGCATGGCCGTCACCGTCATAATCACACCGAAGATAAACTTCGTGAACTTCGACCTCAACCATAAGTGGGTCAACGCCATCAGCCTTGCTTAGATCTGCGCTCTTCCAACGTGCGGTCTGTTCTTCGCTATCATCCAGATCGGATGATGCTGCAAGCTCCATGACCTTCTGACGGTCATGTCCATCCGCTATGAGGCTTTGCTTTGTCCGCATTGATCGATGATCAAGCAGCGTGGCATCCTCAATCGATTTTGCACCGCTATTAATGAGAAATTCTTCTGGCGGGATTGAGCAAATTTTCAATCGACCAGTACTAATAACCCGCTTAATCTTAACGGCGTGGGTGACAACTTCCTGCTCAACCGGTTGCCCTGTTTCTGGGTCTGTAACAGTCTCAACAGTTATGTCTGCCGTATGCTGCAGCACCTCAACATCATCGTCGGAAACAAGCTGTGTGAATTCAATATCACCCAAACCGGTGTAATCAAGCGTCTCATACTCTACGCTGTGATCCCACCAGTGTTTCCAGATACCGTTGCCAAACAGCAAGCCTTCATGAAAACCTTGGCTTAGGACGCGATAACCATCACATTCGCGCATAAATACGTAGTTGATGTAATCGGTGGCCTGCTTCGCGAATGCATCGTCCTGCGGGTTTTGTGGCTCATAAACAGCAATGGTTTCAGAAGCAGTGAATACCCGCATCAAACCGGGCAGGATCCACCCAATATTGTCGGATAGATCATGCGATGTAACCGATGATCGACCTTCCATGGCCGGAACATCGGACATTTGGCCGCGATAGTACTCTATCGCTCGCGCACGGCGCCCTGACAGTTCTGTGTCGTCATAGGATATCGCACTTGAGATACCGGCACGCACAAGCGAAGCCAGATCGACGTCATCCATCGACTGGTTAGATTTTGCCATGAATTAATGATCCATCTAAGGGACTGTACGTCTCACGACGTTCAAACCACCCATGCCGTTTGCGGCTGTGGCATGCGGTTATTCGTTTTGGGCTGCTCGTAATGAATAGCCATAAGGCCGAACGCATCTGCGCTATGTGACGACCAGTCGTGGTTAGGGCCCAACCCTATGCCGCGCTGTTCGTCTTTCTTTTCGTGATACCATCCGAGAGCATCAAGCCCTGCCGATGTGGTATCTTCATTGAACCACATGGAAGGAAACAGCCGTCTTGCCGCCTCAATACGCATTTTTGCAGCGCCTGAGCCTTGGTTCGGAACCACTTCCGTTTCAAAGCCCGCATCCATTAAAGCGCTTTCAAAGCTCACATCGTGAACCTTATCTTTTGTGGCACCATCATGGGGCAGAACACAGAGCGCGCTTCCATATCCATTATCGCGCAACCATTGTACATGAACCGAGAGCGGCTGGCCCTGCGCTTCGTAATGATCAAGAATGCGGATTTCCCGACCGACAAACTGAGCAACCCAAATAACGGTATGATCCGCCTTAGCGCCGGTGCCACCAATATCCCAATAAGCTCTGAGTGACATGAGCGGGTCTTTAGCCACTCTGCCAATGCGCCCCTCTGATCGAGCCTCAGTCAAATGCTTGGCGTAATAAGCGCCTTCAATGACGGTGACGTAATCGCCTTCCCAGATATGCTCGTATTGATCGGGACGTTCTGCGTAATCGTCCTGCCTGTCACGTTCAAGCTTGGCCGGAAACTTCGGATTGTCGCGCCAATTAAGCTCTGCGCCTTTTATTCGCGGATTATCCGAAAAGCGAAACCGCTTCTCGACCGGGGCATCTTTGCGCAGCGGGTTCCATGTAACCCAAAGCTCTGCATTCCAGTCCTCACCCTCTTCACGCAATGTCGGGATTAGCGTGCGCCATGCTTCATCGGTGACAGGCTCAGCTTCATCAACCCAACATAGAAGCAAGCGACCTTTCGACTTGATACTGGCAATGTTTCGATCGAGTCCGGCAAACGCAAATGATATGCGCCCATCCTTTGATTTGATGTATTTCTCGCCAATCTCATAATAAGCCAAAAGAAATGGCTCATCCTCAATGGCGCGTTTGATTTCCTCTAGCGAGCTATCCGCCAATGAGTTCATAAACTGACGGGCGCACAGGATAATCCCCGATATGCCCTGCATGCCAAACTGATAGCCCCTGACTGCGGCCATCTTGGCAAAGGATCTTGTCTTCCCAGATCCCCGTCCGCCCCATGACGCTCTTACGTCAGCATCACCGGAAAAGACCGGGATCAATTTCGGGGGCAGTTCAATCCTTGCTGTTGTCATTGCCTATCAGCGGGATAAGCTCAATGCGGGTCGGAGGCGTCATACTGCCATCGCTAGACTTGTGATCTATACCCTGCATTGGTCTGCCGTATCCGCGATCCAGAATAGCATTGGCCGCAGATACACGAGCCGCTTCACTTTCACCGGACAAAGCGATATTGACGAGCACCTGCAAAGCCTGCTCTGCGTGCTCTTTTGCCATCTCTGCCAACTCACGCTTTGCCTGGCCGACTTTTCCTTTTTTACGCCCTGCACCGGGGCGCGCACCGCCGTGCTTGCGTGTCATCTTGAATTCCTTGATTGTTTTTCAACTACAGCGGCTAGAGGCCTTGGCTTTCAGCACTACGCGGCGCTTTGGGAGATAGGCCACGCCTTCTCGGTCAATGAGGATGGGCTTGCTTTTCTTTCTTGCCGGTCCACAGAAAGGATGATGCCCGTATTCCCTCATGAAACGAACAACCTGAATATGTCCGATAACGATGATTACGGCGGACAGCACCACAAAAGCGAACACAATGGGGAACTCATCCATCACTTACACCTGCTATCCGTTAGCCAATCTGTTGTGTTGCAGTGGCTCTGATATGGAAGGGCACATGCCGCCAGAACAATGAAGGCAGAGAGAGCGAGAAGCTTGGCGGTCATCTATCCTCATCCCTTACAAAGCCGATTTGATCCATCATGCGAATGATAGGGAAGCCGTCTGCATCAATGATGCCGGTGTCTACCGGCTCCGGGTCAAATACTTCGCGGGAGAGGCTATCGAGCGCGTTAGCTTCACCCCAATCCATCTTCGGACGGCAACGGAGAGAAAAGTACCGTGCCATTTGCTCTCTCCAATGCAAAAGCCCCGCGTGAGCGAGGCTTCATGAAACTTAGTTAATGCGTGCGACATGCTAGCGTAAGGTTGAGTGCATTAAGCACTCAGCTATGAAACACCTGTTGGACTACGCCATTTTCTTTTTTGCGGTGTTAGCAGTTCTTTATACTGCTTATGCAGTCGCTTCTAACGCTTTCGTAAATATCTGAACGAGGGTGAAGTTAGCCCTTATGGCTCGCGCTACCCGGATAAGTGGGGCGTTACTGCATGAGGGCGGATAAGAAGGCCGCCACTTACCCTTGCGCTATCTGGTTGCAAAGGAAGAGGCAGCGGCCATGTCATGTGTGCGAGGCGGATAGTTGACGGGTTTGCCGCAGCATGGACCAGTGAGCGCTATACCGCCTCGCATTCCGTTGAGGCAGTGCCTCGAATCAAAAAGCGGCCCGTAAGCCGCTGTAATCTGGGCGCAACTCTGCACCTTAAAATCTGATGTCATTTATTAAGTGATTTGCTCTTGTTGTCAAGAATGAAGTGCCGATGAAGCGCATTGCACACAAGTCTTGCTGCGCCGAGCATGTGGGGCATCATCTCATCTTGGACGATGATAAACTGCAAAGCGGCCCATAGGTTTTCTGACCGATGCTGATCTTGCGTCTCCTGAACAGCTTTATGGGCTGCGTCATATGATTTTTTTACTCGCTTGCACCATTCTGAATACTGATCAGGATCGGAAGTATCGACGCTTCCATTCGGCTCGAAATATGCACCGGGTGACAAGAGGGACTTCTGATAATCGTTCCGCACGTCCAGATAGCGAAGCGCTGCCTCATACTGGTCTTGGCTCAAGCCGTCTGCACGTCCCATCATAGCAAGCCGCCCGAGGTTTGTTGCCGCCTTCTGGTCCATAGCCTGATCTTTCGTCAAATTGAATATTCTCATTCTGGCATCGATGGCTGCTTTTGCTGGATGCTCCTTTGCGCGGGACCGCCTGCCGTTTGGCTCGCGCATCACGCCTTCCTTCTTCGGCCTCCCTCTGCTCCGCTTAGCTTTTATCTTTGCTGCCTTACTGTAAGCCGCCATGTCGTTCCTCGCTGCCGTGTACTTATGCTGCCTGCTTGCTTGCCGCGTTGAATGGTTCCAAGCCTTGCGCCACTCTGATTTCATCGGCGATGGCAATCAGCTTTGCCATGCCCATCCGCCTTGGTCTGCCTCGCCCTTGACTGACATTCACCATGCCCATAGGTGAGCCTGATACCGTGTAGCCGTACTCCGAAAGAAAGCTTGCCAGATGATGGAAATCCGTAGATTCCCCTTGCTCAAACCGGCGCACACCATGCTTTGAAAGATATTCTTCGATCAGGATGGTTTCGAATTTCATGCCAACTCTCCATGCGGAACGGTGCGGACCTTCCTGCGCTTCTCACTGCTGATTGCCCGGTGGACACGCATGGCAGCGTCCGCTTCTGTGATGCCCATGATTTGAGCGATTTCCAGCGTGTCCTTCCCTTGGCGGAATAGACGCAGCGGCTTGAAAACTTCCCGGTCCTTTTTTGACCAGTAGTACGAGGATTGGGCATCAGGATAAGCGTAGTGGGCTGTGCTGGTCATGCTGCCCTCGCTGGTCCGTAAACTGTCGCGGTTTTAGCGGCCCACAGGGATCCGGGCGGGTAATCATGCTTGGCTCTGGCAACCCATGTTCCGTGATCGATACCAACTGCGAGAATTTCACGTCCCTTCGTATGATCCGTTTTCGTGCGAGACTTGCTGTAAGCAATCGCCTCGGCGCGCGCCTTCTCGACTTCGCGGACATATGCCATGTTATCGAGGATGGGCTTCATTACCCGCTCGCATTCCCGGCGCAGTTCCGGGGGAGACGGCATAAACCCATGCTGGAGGTCTGAATGACCCTGAATGATGTTCTGAACCGCCATTTCAAGGCTATGGCGCGATACGCCATGCAAGGCCCGGAAATACACCTCCTTGAATAGCTTTCGGTCACTTTGAACCCGAGAAGGCAAGGCGGAGAGGATGTACATTGCTTTCGAAATGTCCTCCTCCGTAACCAGCATCGAATACGTTTGATTGGGGGCTATCTGGTTCATCTCGTAAAATTCCTCGTTCGATCAGGTCATCTCGCCAAATGTCGGTTGCGCTCTCACCTCGCTTTGGAGGCGGTTCGCGGCGTTTACCCTGCCGATTGTCGTACCGGCCTTCGAGAATTGCGGCGAAGGACGAGGGCTGGAGCAGGAAATCCAGATCAGCCCTCCACCCCCGGTCGTTGCCACCAGTGCAAAAACTGCTCGCCTCGATCTTGGCAAGCGCCTCCAACCAGACCGACAGGCCATGCTGGCGAACCGTGGCAGCCAGTTTCCGCTTTCGAGTTTCGGTCAAAACCCGAACCGAAGGCAGTCCACAGCGGCCAGCAGTGGCGTGATAGGCTTCGAGAGCTTCCGAATGATCGAAATCTGTGGGGGAAGAGCCCCCTTTAGGGGGCGAAGGGGGATTGATAGGGGTTAGTTTTTTAGGGGGTGTGGGGGACCTTTTTTCAGGGGAAAGGTTTTCACCGTCTGAAACGTCTTGTTCCGTCTTATTAAGACGCTTTTCAGACGCTTTCTTTTCGTAGTAGCGACGATTACGTTCCTGACGCGCCGTACGAGCGGGCTTAATTTCTTGCTCTATTGCTTCGGCAGCTATCAAGGCTTGCTCAATAGTCAATCCAGCTTCAAGCATACGGCGAATGGCGGCGGCAATGCTCATTGCACCACCTCAATATCAATACCGAGGAATGCCTTCACAAGCTTGCTCTTGAGGCGGAAAACGGGTGTTTCAACACCCTTCACATCGATCACGCGAAAGCGGTCTTCTGTGAAATCCCAGAAGGCAAAATCAGCCTTGTATGTCGTGATAAGCTCACCCTTGGGGCCAAGGACGGCAAAAGGACGTTGAAGCTCTACGCCACCAACCTCGCCTGCCTGCTCGCGCAGTTTAAGCTGCACGTAATAGCGAGCCTCTGCCCGACTATCGAAAGTGATGCCATCAACAACAGTTTTCTTCGCGCCGTATTTGTTCGGCTTGGTCTGCTGGCGGAATTCTGCGGCGGTCATTCTCATGCCGCCTCGCTTTCTGCCTTGCGGCGCTCAATCTCGTTTTCAACGAGCTTCACCACTTGCTTGCGATGCTGGAGAATGCGTTCCTGTTGGGCAAACCAGTGCTCAGGGCGCGGCGGCTTTTCACGCCTGCCCTTTTCAATCTGGTCAGTCTTTGACCAGACTTCACCTGTGGCCATATCGAGCATTTCGCGCAGCGTGAGCATATTCACCTCACGCAAGCCGATACGTTTGCGATCCGCCCGGAAACAGGTCGTCGCCGTGCGGAGAAACATAGCCATGCTCGATCAGCCAGCGACCGGACGCAGGCCCGACCGATTTCCCATCGGGTAAGGTGAAATAAACGAAACCGCCGCCCTTTATGGCTTCCTCTGTGAGGGAGACCTCGCGGGCAAGGATTGCCCCCCCCATGCAGGCGACCAAGGGTTGGCTTCACGTAATGCGGTATTTTTTGCGCTTCCATTACACCCTCCATGCGAAATAGAGGCCGATCAGACAGATCAGCAGGATTGTCAGGGAAACCGTAAAGACGGCAGCGATAGCGGCGTGGAGAAGGTTCATTTCTCGTCACTCTCCATGCGTTCGAAGATTTGTTTTCGAAGCTTCCTTCTCTTGACGAACCTTCGCCAAAAGCTGCGAAGCCTCGCCGACCAAATCCTCCATATCAGCATCACTGCTCACCGCTCTTTCGAGTTCCAATTCGTGTTGAAGTTGCGCAATCTGGCGCTCGCAAAAATCGAGATAAGCCGAACGGACGCGACTAAAAACTGACGCTTCCACGGTCTTTGAGCGGCCAATGCGCAGATTGTTTAAAGTCCAATAAGACAAGCCATATCGACGGCTCAGGCGCTTAAGAGCTTGACTGTGATCGCCCCACCCTCTTGCTTCTTTCTCCGTCATGTCGCGGACATACTGTCCGGCTCTATCCACTAGTTCGCAGCTACTCATAACTTTGCGCTCCGAAGCCAATTGATGTTCCATTGACTGAAATTCTTTGCACCCCATGCCAAAAATCCTTCGCTACGTTTCAGGACATGGAGAGCAGCCTGAAACGAAACGAACGCAGGAGAGAAAGCTTGGAGTTGATCGGCTATTACGCTTGGAGAGTTCTGCAAAACGCTCGCAAAGCAGCGATAGCCCGACAGAAAGAAAACGCGGATGCTGAAATGCGTGGACCTGCTTTGTCCAAGGTTGAGAGGGAAGCCCCGCCCACGCGCCGCCAAGGCGCATCCGCTGACACCGAAGAACTTGGCGGACAGGCATTCGCGCCCGGAAGAACGCGCACGTGACGCTCGGTGTGTCTGTGAATTTGAGAATTGGACAGGACAGTTCCTCATCGCCGCCTCAATCCTGTCCAGAAAGGGGAGCCTCACCGCGCTTATTGAAGGCGGTGAGGCTTTTCTCGTCTGCTGCTTGGGAGGCGGAGGAAGCAGACGAAAGGAGATTGCGTAAAGCATGATGACGAGTGCGACCGCTCGCGCCTCGGCCAGTGATCTGGCAAGTCGCAATGAAATTACCGTCTTGTGTGGAATATACGGTCGCGTTCATGGATCAGGCCATTCCCAGAGCATCGCAGTACATTTGAAGCATTGCTTCTTCCTCCTGCCGCTCGTGGTCTTCCTTTTTGCGAAGGCGGATGATCGTGCGGACGACTTTGCTATCGAAGCCAGAGCCTTTCAGTTCCGCGTAAACTTCCTTGATGTCGTCGCCGATGGTCTTCTTTTCTTCTTCAAGGCGTTCAATACGCTCTATGAAGGCGCGAAGCTGGCCGACTGCAATTGTCTGTGCTTCCGATGTGATGTCGTCACTCATAAGGCCATCCTCGTTTTACAAAATGGATCGACGGTGAAACCACACGCGATACGCGCGGCCCGGATTACGTTTCGATTTTTGGAAAATGCGGCGAATGCGGTATTGCCACCACCAACCGCGAATGCGCTTTGTGACACTCATACCGCCACCCCGCTTCTCGCCTCTTTGCGGGGCTTGGGGGATGCATCAAGGGCTAAGCGATCAATGAACGCTTTAGCTGGCCCTCGCGTCGGTAAGCCTTCGTTCTCCCAACGCCATACCGTCGAGAGATTAACCCCGGCCATTTGGGCCAATTGGGTTTGCGTCAACTTTAAAGCACGGCGAATGGCCGGGAGATCGATGTTTGCGTTTTCCATATGCATAGTATGCGTTACGCAAACATAATCGTCAAGTCGAAACGCATACGGATAATGTGCAATATGCAAGAATGACAGAAGACACTCGCCCAGACGCTGCAAAACGGCTTGAACAAGCCCGCATAGCTCGAGGATTCAAAAACGCGCGCCAAGCCGCTGATTATTTCGGCTGGCGTTACGTGACGTACACACAGCACGAAAGCGGGCAGCGAGGCATAGTTCGTGCCGCCAACCAATACGCTAAGGCTTTTCGGGTAAGTGAAGCCTGGCTTCTGACTGGAGAGGGGAAAGGGCCGGACGGCGAAGAATTATCTTTAGAGGTCGATGCCGCGCTATCAAGGTCTAAGCCGAGGCCAAACGCGAGCTTCCCACCGCGCTACCAAGAGTTCCCTCAAGATCATTCAATTCCACTACTTGGCCAAACAGCCGGTGGTCCAAATGGGCGCTTCATTCTGAACGGCACGGAAGTTGGGCGGGTATTTTGCCCCCCTATGCTTGAAGGTGTCGAGGGCGCTTATGCGGTGATGGTTTATGGGACGTCGATGGAGCCACGATATTTTGCCGGGGAGACCGTATGGGTAAATCCGCATTTGCCCGTACGAGCAGGCGATGACGTGATCGCCCAGCTCATTGATGATGGCGAAGATGCGCCGGTCGAAAGCTATATCAAGCGATTCGAATCTCGATCCTCGCGGGTTCTCCGTCTTTACCAATACAATCCGGATGAAGGCGAAGAGCATGAACTTGAATTCGATGCTGCGGACGTGTTTTCAGTTCATAAGATCGTATTCAAAGCCAACCCCTGATCAGGGTCGTCACAGCGCCATGTGGGCCTAATAGTCAAATTTCTCGCGCGCGGCGGCGCTGGTGGACACTCTCCACATCGTATCTTTCGGCAAAGGTCGCGATAGTTTTGCACCCCTAATTCTGCCGCCCGTCGAAGATTGGATAGGTACAGCGTCCGAGAATGCCCGCAATCGTCGCAGGCGACGTAAACGGAGGCTAACTCGATCACGAGGCGGTTACCCTCATCAACAATGGACCCATCGAGCATTAGATGCGCTCCATTTCATCGACTTCTGGCGGCAATTGATTGCCATGCGCAAAGATCAGCTTTGGCGGATCAAAATCGCCTGTGTCTGCATCGCCGGTATTTGTGAAGGCTATGACCATGGGGCTGATCGCCGCCATACGTTCAGCCGTTCGCTTCGCATGCGCTGCATCTTTTGCAATGAAAGGCGTGTCTGGTCGCAAGCCTCCGCCTTTAATTTTGATGTAGCTCTGCACGATATAATTGGTTTGCATGCCCATACTCATTACTCCCTGTACGCTTGTTATGTGCGACAGGATGACTCACAAATGAGAACGAAACAAGAACATTCTTGACGAAGCGTTAACGGCATTTTGCCGCCGCTTTGCGTTGTTGTGGGAATAGAGGGGCAAATTATCGGAGCACTTCAGCGCCCCGGCGTCGCATCACCAACCCGAAACAGCAGCGAGCCAGCGAAAAGTCGGGGGGTTATCTGGCGGGATTGTTGCGCCCCCGTTGCAATTAGGTGCTTTTATGCTTTAATTAGAAGCATCCTGAGGCGAACGATGGCATATTAAAGGGTCTTCTATGGCGAACAGCAATTCATTCGAAGCACTACAGTTCCAAGTTGGGTCAATTTTTACTCCAGGATCACCGGTCAACGAGAGGGATCTTTTTGCAGGTCGCATCAAGCAAATCGGAAGTGTAGCTGATGCTGTTTCGCAGCAGGGCTACCATGCAGTTCTTTATGGAGAACGCGGCGTCGGGAAGACGTCTCTAGCCAACATAATAAAGGATATTCTTCCGGGCTCGTGGATTGTGCCGCGGGTAAACTGTGATGGAACCGATACGTTCTCAAGCCTCTGGAAGAAGGCTTTTAGAGATATAACTTTTACCACTGAAACGCATGGCATCGGCTTTACGGGAGAGAAAAACCTAACCGTTTCATCTATCGTCGACGGTTTACCTGACGTCCTAACTCCCGATTTGGTTAGAAACGTTCTATCACAGATAAGCCGTCAGGCACTTATTCTGATTGCTTTTGATGAGTTTGACCGCCTAGGCGATAAGAACGTGGCGGTGTTGATGGCAGACACTTTGAAGGGGCTTTCGGACTACTCGATTCCTGTAACCGTACTGCTTATCGGTGTTGCGGATTCCGTCGATGGATTGGTCGAGGGTCATCAATCTATTGAGAGGGCTATGATTCAAATCCCCATGCCAAGAATGTCGACAGATGAAATTCGACAGATTGTCACGAAGGGATTGGACCGCCTTAACATGTCGATTGAACCCTCCGCTCTTTCGGAAATAGTAGGTCTATCTCAAGGACTACCTTACATCACCCACCTACTTGCCCTGCATAGTACGAAGGCAACAATAACCAGACGGGCATTGTCTGTTTCTTCTGCCGATGTCGAGATAGGAATCACGGAAGCTCTATCTGGTTGGCAGCAAACAACAACCAAGTCGTATTACGATGCTGTTCAAAGCGCCCAGCCCGGGAACATTTATAAGCAGGTCTTGCTCGCTTGCGCTCTAGCTGAAACAGACGACATGGGATTCTTCTCTGCGTCTGCTGTACGCACACCTCTAAGGACGTTGACATCGCGGGATTACGATATTCCGAACTTTGCTCAACACCTGAAGAACTTCAGTGAGGAAAGCCGTGGGTCAATCCTCTTGAGAACCGGCGAAACGAGACGAATACGCTACCGTTTTGCAAGTCCATTGCACCGACCATTCATCATAATGAAAGGCTTCAAAGACGGCCTTTTAACGCGGCAGCAAATGAAGCAAATGCAAATTTGATATACTCTACCCCGCTCCGGCGGGGTTTCTTTTTGGCTATCTGCCCTATCTTTACTGCCGTGCAGTGTCGAAGGACGTGCGAACCTGAAACCTGCATAGGCCCCGGCTCGTCAGGAGACGCGCCGGGGTTTCTTTTTGGCCGCTGGAAATCCTTCGGGCGTGGGTGGCGGCGAGCGGCTGAGCGCTGGACTCGACTTATGCGCGTGAATCACCAACAATCCTTTTACCTGCCGCTGATGAACCCGCCCCTTGCCGCATCAAAAGCGATAACTTGGGATCGGGTTCACTTCGCGCAGTAGGCCCTTGGCGGGGCTGCTGTTCTCCTTAGCCGGGAGGGCTAGGCGGACACTTCATGGGAGAGCCATGGGTATAACCGCCGAAATCGACCAAACCGATGCTAGCTCGGCACGGTCTAGCGCCAGCAAGGGCGCGATATAAATACTCCGACGCAACCCGTTATGGGCTGCACCGGTGCGGCTCAAAGGGAAACCGGCGATGAAGCCCAAGTTCACTTTGACCGTCAACATCAAGCTGAATGTGGCCCTGTGCCTATTCGGTATAGCAGCCATCATTAAAGCTCTGATGTAGCAGGAAGCCTCCCATCACCGGGAGGCTTCTTGGCCCACTGATTCTACCGCATTGCGGCGGCGGGGCAATGGGGTGTATGCGTTTATGCCGATTATTTTTCGTAATGCATACTTTTTAACTTGACGGATATGTTTGCGTTATGCATACTTCTCTCAACAAACGAGTTGGGAGCCACCGATGCAAACCACCTACCAGATCACCGGAAACGACCTTGCCAGAGAGCCTAGCGGCTCGACAAAGCCAGTGAAGAAAGTCCGCGACACGAGCTTGCAGGCCGAAGTGATGGCCGAGGCCCATTACCGCTACCGCCTTTATCGCGAGCGCAATGCAAAAACCAAGCGCGTGAACGGTCGCTGGATGAATGCGCCAGCAGCATATAGCGCCGCAGATTTTGGTATTTGCCTCGCAATGGCATGGAGCTTCATCAAGGCAAAACGCGCTCGCGACGCTTGGCACCGTGGGGAAACGCAGCGCATCGCAATTGACGAGGCAACGTTCCAATCCTGCCGTTCCGACAGTTCTTTCACATCGCGCAGGGGGATTTAATCATGCCCCTCACCCGCCTTGAAGCCTTAACCCTTCCGATTTTCGCTTTCGCCGTGCCGTTTTTGGCGCTGGCCTATGGAGTACCGTCATGATCGACATGTCATTTCACCGCGTCGCCAAGGTCGAGTTGGTCACGTCTTACGTTGACAACGGCAACTCCCGAACAATCCGCATCACGAACAACAAGGGCGAGGAAACGGAAATCACTCTCTACGGCAACACTGATGCGCTCGACGCCCTGCCAAAGTCAGATGATTTCCGTGCAGTAGAAAGGGTTGCAGCATGACCCCTCGCGGCCAGATTTATCTTTCGTCAGCCCGCAGCCGTCGCAACACCGCCAATTATTGCCGCCGTGTTGCGATCGAGAACGAAGCGAAGCAGCGCGGCGAACTCGCCCGTAAGTGGTGGGATCACTATTGGGAATACCGCGCGAAGGCATGGGGCAATATTGCTACAGCCAAGCAGGAAAGGCTTGCGTCATGAGTGACCGTTACCTGAAATCCGATCTTGCCACCATTCAGGCGCAAATTGCTGAACTCGTATCGGACAATCCAGAACTGGCCGATGATGAAGAACTCCGAGTTGATATGATCGACGGGGAAACCTCTGCGATTGAATTCCTGCACCGTGTCTATCGCCGCCAGAAAAAGGCAGAGGCCCTTGCCGAGGGCGCAAAATCAGAAAAGCAGGACGCAGCAGACCGTCAGTCACGGTTTGAAAAGCAGGCAGAAGGCTACAGGGCGCTTGCTCTTAGCATTCTGAATTCTGCAAATGTTGAAAAGCTTGTGACGCCTTTCGCGACATACAGCGTCACGTCACCGCGCACCAAGGCAGAGGTGATCAACCTCGAAGATATTCCGCAGGGATATTACCGCATCGAAAAGAAAGCGGACCTCAAGGCGATTAAGTCCGCCCTTGAGAACGGCGAGGCTATCCCCGGCGCGCAACTTACCATCGGCGTTCATGGCCTTATGATCAGGAGCAAGTGATGGGCAATCTCGATCTTTGGGAGAAGTTAGGGAAAACCGACCCCGCGCACACAAAATCATTCAAGCGCTCTGGCGGCTTTTCCGGCACCGCAATCAAGCCCATGTGGTCTTACTACCGCATGACGGAAGAATTCGGCCCTGTTGGGCAAGGATGGGGAATTTATGAGCCCTCTTTTCAGGTCATCCCCGGTTCAGATGGCGAAGTGCTGGTCTATTGCACCGTCTCGATTTGGTACGAAAAGCCAGAGCAACGCTCATGGGGCGTTGGCGGAGACAAGGTTGTCGGTAAAAATAAATACGGCCTTTCTGGTGACGATGAAGCGTTCAAGAAGGCATTCACTGACGCCATCACAAATGCTCTCAAACTGATCGGCGTCGGCGCTGACGTACATATGGGGATGTTTGACGACAGCAAGTACGTCAATGGCCTCAAAGCCGAATACGGCCAAACTGCACCAGACAACAACGAGCAGAAACCCTCTCCAAAAAATGGCGAGGCTCGCGCTTTGTTCTCTGCCCTCGAAAAGGATATGCGGAAGATTTCCACCCGCTCCGACCTTGCCGCATGGTGGAAGGATAGCGAGTGTGTTGAAAAGCGCAGACAGCTTCCGAGCGATTGGCAAAAGGACCTCCATGAGGAATTCGTGAGGCATGGCACTTCCTTGCCTGATGATCAGAGGGAGGCCGCATAATGTCCAGCGCTCCAATCACAATGTCATGGGATGGCGAGGCCATGGTGCCGACCTCCCCTTATTGGGCGTCCCGCGCAGATCGCCAGTTTGTCGTTGGTGAAACTTACAAGCTTGTCGAGCATCACGACCGTTCGGAAGCCAGCCACAACCATTATTTCGCTTCCATTGCGAATGCATGGAACACGCTGCCGGATCACCTGCTGGCTGATTACCCGACCGCCGAGCATCTGCGTAAAAAGATGCTGGTCAAGTGCGGTTACGCTGATGAACGCAGCATAGTTTGCGCCAGCAAGGCCGAAGCCGATCGGATAGCCGCTTTCATCAAGCCCATGGATGAATACGCAGTTGTCATTCATCGCGAAGCAGTCGTGAAGGTATTCACCGCTCAAAGCCAGAGCATGAAGGCCATGGGCAAACGTGAGTTTCAAGAAAGCAAAGAAGCCGTTCTCGCCGCGATTGACAAGCTGCTTGGCGTGGAACCCGGAGCAACAGCGAGGGCAGCAGCATGAGCAAGCCCCTCCTTATACCGTCCCATTACCGCAGCAAGCCTTATGACGCTGTGAAGATCAAGAAAACCAAGCAGCTTGAACGCGAGGTTTACGGCCCGTTCGACCGTGAATGCGTTCTTGCCGTCGATATAGCTCTGGCATCCACTGACTTTCCGGAGGTGAGCCATGGCGCGTAAATCCTTCAACGCCAAAGAGCGCGACCGCCTTTTCAAGCTTTATGCTGGCAAGTGCTATCTCTGTGATGGCCAGATCGATCGTAAGAAAGAACGCTTTGAAATCGAGCATGTGATCCCGCTGGCAATCTCGGACGATAACAGCGATGGCAACCTGCGTCTCGCTCATGCAAAATGTCATTTGGCAAAAACAGCAACCGATCTTGCCACTATTGCCAAAGTCAAGCGGCAGGCTGGAAATCATGACGGATCGCGCGTGAAAAAGTCTGCGCTCGCCGCGAAAAACAAGCAGCCCAAACGCCTCACAAAACAACTCCCTCCCCGTAAGCGCGACATATTCGGTCGCCCTGTTAGCGAAGGTATTTCATCATGAAACTGACCCGGATGATTGACTATGAAGACCTGATTTTTCAAGCAAAGTGCCAGCTTGATAACGTGTCCGATTATTTCGATGAAGATGCATCACTGCACCGCTGCGAAGGCAATACGCTGTTTATGATCCTCGATGATGGATCGGAAGCGCGCATTGATCTTGACCCGATCATTGATTTCGTCGCTGCGATGAAGGAGTTGCGGTGATGCAATTTGAACAGAGATATTTGGGCGATGGCGTCTATGCGTCATTCGACGGCTATCAGGTCTGGTTGCACGTCAATCGGCATGATGCTGCCCCGTCAGTTGCGCTCGAACCTGCCGTCATTGATGCGCTCAACGCCTATTACAGAGACGTGACGCGCCCTGTTAGCGAAGGTGTGCGGCCATGACCATTTCAGAACAGGCCGTGAAGGCGGCGCTTGATAAATGGCGCGACCATGAATTTGACGGGACACTAGATACGCCACGGATGCGCGCTGCCCTCACCGCAGCAGCCCCTTATATGCAGGGAGCAGCGCGAGAACAGGCGTTGGACCTATCGGTACTAGAACGCTTGGCGAAAGTCGCTGACGACTATGATGAACCGGATGAGATCGGCCCGTTTCCTGACATTCAGGATGCGATGATAACCGTTCGCGATCTACGGCAAATCCGTAAGCTTCTCGCCGCCCTATCCTCCCCGGACCATGCCGACGCCGGTAAGGTGCATGAATATGTGCAGGGCTACGAGTTCCGGGCCGACAATGGCGGTGGGTACACGCCGACAGACGGCGAACTCGCTATGATCGAAGACGCCATTCAAGGGTTTATTTCCGACGCCGGTAAATCTGTCGAGGGGGATGGGTGGCTGCCGATTGAGACGGCGCCGACAAACAAGGCCATCCAGATTTTTGTCCCGAATGCTGATTATTACGGCAATGAGGGCGTCTACGCTGGAATGCTTGTTGATAGGGGAGCCGGACAACGCTGGACAACGTTCGGATGGGCAGTGGGGCGCGATCTATCGCCCGACACGCAACCTGTTCGCTGGCGTCCTCTCCACTCTGCACCAGCTTCGGAGGGCGCGGAATGAGCAAGCGCGGCGAATTTACACCATTCATCAAATCCAAAATGGAAGCGTTTCTTGGTCGAGAGACGTCCAGAACAGAACTGCGCCTCTTGCCTTACTTGCACTATGTGATGGTCAACGAACAAAGGATCGACCCGAATAAGGTCAATCAGGAAGAGCGATCAATCCTTTCACAGCTTCGAGAAGCTGGACACATCGACGGTGGCGCAGCGGGCATGGCAATTACCCGCGAGTTCTACGACTTCATCTGCGACGTGGTGTTTTACGCCTATGTCGCGCACGAAGAAACGCCTTTTGAAGCCCCATCAGGAGGCGACCGTCATGGCGAGTGAACTGAAGCCATGCGGTGGATGTGGTGCAACCAGTGAGCGAGAGCGTTGCATAGGGTGTCTGCACGACTTCGGAACGCCGGAAAGTGCATGGGTTGCCGCCCGCCCCGCTCCTGCCGCTACAGATACAGGATTGGTGACAGTCGGGTTTGTCCCACCGATGTTCGTTGAAGGCAAAGGTGCGGATTACAACGACATATTCCGTAGTGTCAGCATTGCCGAAAACTATGTCGCTGTCGTCACCCGCTCGCAGGCCGAAGAGCTATTGGCGGCGGAACGGGAAGGAAAGCGCTTTTGGCAAAATGAATACACCCAAAAGAGCAAACTTCTGCTGAAATCAGAAACCGACAACGCGGCAAAGGATGCGCGGATTAAGGAGTTGGAGGCGGATTTCAAAAAGGCTTACGACCACGGGTTTGCGGACGGATGCGGCGACACTTACGGGGATGTTGAAAGAGCAAATGCCCGGTGTGAAGCCCTCGAAGCCAAGCTCGCGGTTGCTGAAAAGGCGCTGGAGCCGTTTGCTAATGCGGCAGATGGGCGGAAGAGCGAGAGCGTCACGGGGTCCGTTTGCTTCTCGCAGCACTATCTTTTGGCAGCCCGAGCCGTGCTGGGAGGGAAGCCGTCATGAACCCCGACCACCTCCCAAATGGCCATACGATACTTGAGCAAGCCGATAGGCTTGATGGTCGAGTGAGCCAAACTGTTCGCGTTGACGCAACTGGCGAGGAATACGAACGCATTGTTCACGCCGACGAAGCTTATGGAGAGGAAGAATGAAAGTTTATGCGCTCTATCAGGGATGGGTGCAGGCTGAAATCGACGGCATCCAGATCAACGGCAAGAACTACAGCGCTTCGCAAATTCTGTCGATGGAAGCCAAACTTGCTGATCGCACTGAAGCGGACCACGCACTTGTCGACAAATACCGCGATCCGAAAACCGGCTCATTCGAATTTCCCGGCGATGTTGCCAAGATAATTCGACGCTTCGAAGCGATTATCGAAGAACAAGAGCGCGACTTGGACCAAGCCCGTTGCCACATATTCGCAGCTATGGAGGCTGGATATTAAATGACTTCCGACCTCATTACCCGTCTCTCCAAGCTAGACGTGCCTGACAGGACGACCGCCGCAACCAAACAGAAAATCCGTGATGCATTCCGCAATACACGTGAGGTTCCCGCTGTTCTTCGCGATGCTATCAACGAAAAGCTATGCCAAGAGCATATTGTTAGGCAGGGGGCGCGGTTTCACGTCCCGTCATGGAGCATGATGTGCGGCAAATGCCCGCCTTACGCTGACTTTTCAGTCCAATGGTGCAGCGAGCCATTCTGCGAAGAAAACAGAGCCGGAGTTATCGCTCTTATCGAACACGGCCACGATGAACGTCCGGTGCCGCAGCCAGCCTTAAAGGAATGGCTAGGTACCCTCTTGCGCGCAAAGGAGGCAAGCCATGAGCCGTTACGATGACCCACCACCGCAGTTCGGCCTAACGTTTGCTGGCATCTATTACGGCACCGATGCTCAAGCGCTATTTTTGCAAGATATTATCCAAGATGCGATGCGCAAACATGCCGGTAAGCCTCAAGAGAAGCTTTTAGCTAAGTGGTTCAACGAAGTTGAATATCAGCGAGGAAACGCAAAGCGCGAGCAATGGCGCGGATGGGAGGCCACCCATGGCAAGTAAGGAACTCATCGAGAAGGTGGAGCGCGCTATTGGGAACAGTGGATACCAAAACTACCCGCTCGCCATGGTACACACGGTTATCGCCAAAGCCGCCATCTCCACCATCTACGCCGCTCTACAGGAGCCGAACGCGAACCAAGAGCAATCTGGTATGCGGGAGATTATGGGCGGCACAGGCTATGTGAACCACGAGATTTACATTGATCCGGAAACACCGTGGCACACATGGCGCGCCATGCTCGCCGCCTCCGCACTTGGGGAGCAGAGCGAATGAAGTGGACTTGGATCACACCTTATGAGTTTCACAAGATGGCAAAAGAAGCTTCCGACGCAGCGCACAAAGCATTCATGGTTGCGCTTCGCCAAGCCCTGAAAGGCGGTGACAATGGCTAAGCTGACACCTGAGTACATCGAAAAACTGATCGATGAAACGGGCCGAGATGCGGTTTTCACAAAAGCGCGGGAACTCGGTTGGTCCGATGGTGGCGCGCCGCTGTTCGTTTGGAATGTCATTTGTCAGGACATTCAACGGGATCGCGCCGCACTGCGGGAAAGGGAGTGAGGGATGAAAGAGATAATATACACGCCCACCACGCTAGCGAAGCGGTGGGACTGCTCCGAGCGGCATATCCGCAACATGATAGATCGGGGCGAATTGCCTGCCTTCCGTCTGGGCGGCAAGCTGCTAAGAATACGCGGGGAAGATGTGGAGGCGCTTGAATGTCAGAATGGCGAATTACCAGATTGCGAGGCAAGTTCGCTCTCACATTCGAGCAAGACGGGAAGCGAAAGCGATACTCGCTCGGAACCGATGACCCGCGCGAGGCTTACCGCATTGCGCCTGCAATCTTTGCCGAGCTAACACGATCTAAGGGAGGGAAGGTTAAAGACTTGTGGCAAGGATACATGAGCGACAAGTCAGGCCACGCGATCATAGAGACCATGAAGTATACATGGCGAGCGCTGGAAGCACGATTTGGAGACATGGACGGGGAAAGAATATCGATTGGTGATTGCCGCGCCCATACCGAAGAAAGAAAGCGCGCAGGAATATCAGATGGGACAATTCACACAGAACTAGGCCATCTGCGCATGGTGCTGGTGTGGGCAGAAAAGCACGGCTTAATCGACAAAGCCCCATATATAGAGCGGCCACAAAAGCCAGAGCCTAAAGATCGATACATGACCAGAGACGAAGCCAAGCGCATAATTAATGAGGCAAGAACGCCTCATTTGCGTTTGGCATTTCATCTAATGCTGGCAACGGCAGCGCGTGTTACCGCCCTGCTGGAACTGACATGGGATCGTGTGGATATGGACCGCCGCCTAATCTATTTGCGCGACCCCAACGACCCGACGCGGAGAAAAGGCCGTGCCATTGTTCCGATCAATGCAACGCTTTTGGCAGCATTGCAGGAAGCGCGCGGCGGCGCGTTGACGGATTACGTCATCGAATGGGCGGGACAACCCGTAAAAAGTTTAAAGAAAGGGATTGCCACTGCGGCGGATAAAGCAGGTCTTGAAGGTATTTCCGCACACGTATTCAGGCATACCGCAGCCGTCTGGATGGTAGAGGCTGGAGTGCCGATGGAGGAAGTGTCGCAATATCTTGGGCATAAAAATGTGAATATAACCCGCAAGGTTTACGCTAAATATTCCCCCACTCATTTACGGCGGGCCGCAGAAGCTTTAGAGATGGGTATATATGAAGTTCCCCCCGGTTCATTTGAACCTGCGAAGAAGAACACAAAATGA